CCATCCGTATCAGGATCTCCGTCTAACCCTGTGATTTGGGGAGTATTTGATGGCGCTACTATTAATGGCGATGTTTACACCTTTCCTTCAAGTGCAGCAAGTTATGCTGGATTTTATAATGAAAACGTATCTTTGTTTCCTTTTGATTTCTCTACTGGCGGAACATTAAGCTTTACAGGTGCAATTCCTGCTGGCGGCGCTGACGTATCTTTAAACTTTAAGTTTGAAGCTAATCCGTTCCCTGACATTATTCCTTTCTTTGTTACTGATTCGATAACAGTAACTGGTGAAGCGGAAGCAACATATACCGTTACAATTCCAGATCAAGGCAATAATACTTTTAATTCTTTCTTAATGTTTCTTGAAACTCGTGATGCAGGAGTAATTATTAAAGACGTTACAATTACTTCGGATGTAGCTGTAAAACCATTATTTAATTACAGCAATGTTTATCGCGCTCCATCTGATTTATTAACGTTAATTACTTTAAGTCCTTCTGTAAACTATCAAGTTTATTCGGACGACAATGCTCCAGGATCATCAGGGTATCAAAACGTATTCGTCAATCATTCAGGTGATTTGTTTTGCGATTATATTTACAGCGTCTCTGAAAGTGATTGGCCGGTGTATTTTTCTAAAATGGTAGAGTACGCTTTAGGCATGGACTTTGCGCCTGCTATTAGAGACAGTGCTGTATCAATGGAGTTGTTAGCTAACCAATACCAGAACGCTTCGCGTATGGCTAGGTTTACAGATTCCCAGCAACACCCTCAGACACCTATTCAAGATAGACCGTTTATTAATGTAAGACGATAAAACTTTACCATTAAAGGAAAATTATGCCTAAGTCTCAATTCTTACAGAGCAGTTTTGCTAGTGGTGAGTTATCTCCTCTTATCAAAGGTCGCACTGATCTTGATCAATATTACAAAGGCGGGCAGACAGCAGAGAATGTTCTCATTGTTCCGCAGGGTGGAATAAAACGCCGTCCTGGGACAAAAAGAATTGAAGAAATTCTACCTACCGTATTAACGCCGTTAACTTACATTGCCCCAACAATGGCTAAGGGCGGTACAGTTGCTAACATTTACGATGGCGATGACACTACTTTTGGAATCACAGCTTCTACATTTGATGGCACTCCTTACCAAGAGTTTGCTAGGTATGAATACACTCAAATTCCAACTGCAAAGTATATTGACGTTAAAGACATTTCAATAACCAGCTTAAATGACATTGACCGATCAGCCACTGTAATCTTACAGTCTTCTGCGGACGGAGCGATTTGGCGAAATCTGACTTCGTTTATTATTAGCACTGCATATCAAACTAGCAAAAGATTTAACTTGGATAAGGAAGAAATTCCTGCAACTTTTCAGTATCGGTTAGTTACCAATCTGCTTAGTGTAGCTGGCTCCGACCTTCAAATTAAAGTTAACGAGTTTGTTTTGCGGATTGAAGACGGTCCTGTTGGTAACGTCAAAACCTTTGATTTTAGCCACAAAAATGATGAGCATTATCTGGGCGTATTGACAGCAGGAAATCTTCGGTTTTATAGAGCGCCTCATGCAGACAACACTGAAACTTCATGGGTTACCGACATGATTGTTCCTTATCAAGATGCTGATATTAAAACTGTTCGTGACGCGCAAACTGAAAATGTTATGCTGATGTTTCACGAAGATCGAACTCCTATAAGAATTATTCTTGATTCTAATGGTGAGTTTACGTCAGGCCCAGCCCCTTTTAGCAATGTGCCTCAATATGATTACAATGATGAAAACAGCCCTACTCCTATAAGTGCAATTCAGGTTTTAACCTTTCCATCCAATATTGTAAATGGCACATCGTATCAAATAGATATTGAAGGCGTATTAAGCAAAAACATTACTTACGCTGGAGACAATGGTGCTGGAGGATTGGAGGCCGAATCAACTGCATTTAACATGCAAAAAAACTTGCAGGAAATGCCTATATTTGGCGACACTGGAATTTCTGTAGCTCGTACTGGCTCTCGTGAATTTACAATTACTATCAGCAATGAATCTGCTAAACCGTTAAGATTGTTTTCTGGGTTTCCAACATCTGGTGCAAACATTGGCGATTTTATCTTTACTCGAACATCTGTAGGCTCGTCAAGAAAAGAAGACGTTTGGAGCACTACTAGAGGGTTTCCTTTGATGGGGGCTTTTAGCCAGGGAAGGTTGTGGCTTGGCGGCAGTAGATCTAAGCGACAAAGTTTGTTTGCATCTAAATCAGGTGATTTATTTAATTTCTTTTCGGAAGAAGGCAATGATGATGATGGTATTTTCATTACCATTAATTCCAGAAACTTAACGGAAATAACTGACGTAAACCCCGATAGAGGGCTGCAAGTATTCTGTGCAGGGGGAGAATTTATTGTAAACGGCAATACGCCAACTACAATAGAAATTAAGTCTGAAACCCAGCTTGGATCTTTTGGTTTAGAAACCAAAGCGCTAGACGGTTCTACTTTATTTATAAACAGCAATGGAAATACTTTGAGACAGTATCTTTATAATTTTAATGAAGATGCTTATACGAGCAATGATATATCGGTGCTTTCATCTCACTTGATTAATAAGCCAAAGGACATGTCGATTTTAGACGGAACATCTGCCGAAGATGCTGCTTGGGTTTTCCTGATTAACCAGGATGGAACTGCTGCTGTATTAAACACTGTTAGATCGCAAGACATTAATGGATTTACAAAATGGCAGCCTTACCGTGATTTAGCTGTACCTGAAAA